TACAGAGTTTTCTCCACAGCCTACCCCCCAAAAACCTCATAGTATAGGAGAGGATAGGATAGGAGAGGATAGGATAAGATATAGCGGCAAGGCCGCCGTAGATGACATTCCTTTTGAAAATCCCACCGATGACCAGGATAAGCAGCTCAAGAAGGCGGTGAGAGAATCGTTTCTCTCACAAACCCCGAACGAACGATTCAAAAACTATCCCAAAGAAAACAAGGCAATCGACTCACTCGTCAAGGAGGCCCGAGCCCGCAGTCCAGATGATCCGGAAGGCTTCCTTCGGCGACTTCTCGAGACGTTCTTTTGGCTGAAAAAATCGAGCCGTGAGGAGTTCTGGAGGAAGCAGCCGTTCGAGCCTTCGGCGTTGAATTCGTCTGGCATATTTTCACGGGTGCTCGAGCACGTCGGGAAGCAAGAAGCAGACATTGAACTGGAGGGGATTTTCAATGCGTCATGAGGAGTTTATCGAAAAGGTCGAGCAATACTACGGGCCATATCAGAATCCGAACATCCGCAAAGTGGTATTTGCCTACGTGAAAGATAAGTTTCGGGAGACTGAGCTAACGACTCTCTTCGAGCAGCTTATCACGACATATTCCGGGCAATACCGGTTTACCCCGGATGTAGCGATCATCGAAAAGGCCAGCAAGGAGATCCAGGGCCAGGTCGGCCAGTTCATTGACGACAATGGCAATGTCTTCGTCAACGGCCAGCAGGTCGGCTACATGGACCAATCGCGGTTCATCCCATTCGTGTACTTGCTGGATAAAAGCAAACTCGTGGAATACAAGCAGAATTGTGCCATGTACAGAGATCCCGTGAACTATGCGCGGCTGCTGCAGAGCATGGCGTTGAAGTTGGTGAAGTAATGACGCACTGCCGGGATTGTATTTACTGGAAGCCTACAAGCCGTGATCACGGAAGGTGTGATCGGCTCGTGTGGATCTCAAATGCCATTTTTATGATCGATACACGGCAGAAGGTTAAGCATATCGTGACTTATAAAGATTTCGGATGCACGGAGGGAACAGATGACGAAACGAGAAAAGAAATACTGGTTGAAGACAATCGGGCTGTGGCTTTGCTTGCTCTGCCTGCTCCTGGGGATCCCAACAGCGAGCTATTTCGCGGGAAGGGCAGCAGGGGAGAAAAGGGCAAGAATGATGATTCAGAAACAATCCCCTTATTCTAAAATCAAGGATGTCAAGAAATGACCGCCGTTTGTAGTAATCTGACCTATTTGAACCGGCATTTTGTAAACCACACACCCGTTGGCCGTGTCATCCCCTGGTTACGGATAAGTGATACACACCCTTTTCAGCACGGGGATATGTGCCCGCCGAATCGGGGAGGCCGAAAGAAATACCGCAAATGGTATCATGAGGCATCCCCGGAGCGTAAAGCACGAGGAAAAAGGAGAATTACGCTCTCGGCCATAGCCGAGGCCACGGGGATATGTAGGAGCGTAGTCGCGGATTATGAAAGTGGTCGAAACATACGAGAAGCGAACAGGCTGACGCTCGAGGACTTCTACAGGCGATTCATTTTAGACCCTTGAAGCCAGGGCTCAAGGCAGGGTATTGTAAATCCGATAATATTTTATAGGTCAGATAACCTATTTTTAGGCGATAGCTGACTAAGCGACTCGATCGCTGTCTCATGGAGACGCCCGAGGTACGTTTAGTGATCTATCGCCTTTTTTATGCTCTAAACCGGGAGGGGATTTTTGGCTGAGAAGTTTGGAAAGGTTGAGGAAAAGAAACTCACTCCTCGCGAAAAAATCTTTTTTCGAGCAATAATCCAGGGCGAAAGAGAAACGGACGCCTACCTGTGCATCAAGCCTAACGTTACCAGGGAATCTGCGGCGACGCTAGGCGCAAGGCTGCTGAAACGCATAAAAAAAAAATCGACTGGGAAACGATGCTCGAGGCGGCGGGTCTCGGATATGACCGCCTGCTTGCTGAAGTCGATGCACGTCTCAATGCGAAGGTTACGAAACATTACAAAGACGAAGAGCTCGGCGATTTCGAAGACAATACGACACGCACGAGAGCAACTGAGTTGCTTGCTGACATCCTCGGGGTTCGCAAAAAGGAGATCAAGCACACTGGGGAAATTAATATTAAAGGCTATATTGGCGTTTCTCCTGACGATTGGGACGATGAAGATAATAGCGCCGTTTAAACCACTGCCCTGGCAAATTGAGCCATGGAGATCCAAGGCATTTACAATGCTTTTGACTGGTAGCGCCGGCGGCGGGAAATCACGCCTGGCAGCCGAGAAGATCCACGCCTACTGCAAGAAATACCCAGGAACAAGCGCCCTGATGGTCCGAAAAACCCGAGAGAGCATGACAAACAGCACGGTGCTTTTTATGGACCGGAAGGTTATCGGGGATGATCCAGATGTCAGGCATTTCCCTAGCTATCACCGGTTTCAGTACCATAACGGCTCTATCTTGATCTATGGCGGCATGAAAAACGACGAACAGCGTGAACAGATTCGCTCAATCGGCCAGGACGGTGCCCTTGATATTGCATGGATGGAGGAGGCAGCCAAGTTCGTTGAGGATGATTACAACGAGATTCTGGCGAGAATCCGAGGGACGGCAGCCCCATGGAATCAGGTTATCCTAAGTACAAATCCAGACGCGCCAGCACATTGGATAAATAAACGGCTCATTATCGGCGGGGAAGCAGTCACCTATTTTAGCTCAGCAATAGACAATTCGAACAACTCCCCGGAATACATGGAAACACTGAAGAAGCTCACAGGAGTCTTGGGAAAACGACTGAGAGACGGGAAGTGGGTACAGGCGGAGGGCGTTGTCTATGAAGAATATGATCCAGCGATTCACCTGATCGATCCTTTTGAAATTCCGATAGACTGGCGACGATTCCGTGCCTTTGACTTTGGGTATGAGAATCCTTTTGTTTGTCAGTGGTGGGCGATGGATCATGACGGTCGATTGTATAGATACCGCGAAATTTATATGACCCACAGGACAGTACCTCAGCATATCCCGCAGATCATTGCATGTACGGGGAAAGAACAGATTGAGTATTCGGTCGCTGACCATGACGCTGAAGATGTGGCGATGCTAAAAGGTTCTCAAATTCCGACAGTGCCAGCGCGGAAAGCAGTATCTACAGGAATCCAAGCCGTAAAGGAGCGGCTCGCTATACAGGGTGACGGAAAACCCCGGATTTTCCTGCTTAAAGATTCTTTGGTGGAAGCCGACCCCCGATTGATCGATGCGCATAAGCCACTTTGTACAGAAGAGGAAATATCGGTTTATTCATGGCTACGGCGTGGTGGCGGAGAGATTGTCAAAGATGAACCGTTGAAAGAGAACGATCACGGCATGGATCCCATGCGCTATATGGTCATGGCTGCAGACCAACCAATTGCCTTTCTCGGCAAACAAAAATCGACTCGAACCAAACCCGTCACAGCGGGCTTGAGAGACAGGCGGTTCTAATGGCAAGGACACGCAAGAAGACAATCGTCAAGATCGGTTCCCTGGAGATAGCCAAGAGAGTACCAGTCAAGCCACGCCCTCGCCCCGCAGTCCATCTCGCCGAGAAGCCGAAAGCAAAGACCTTGAAAAAGGCGACGGCAACAGTGGGTGTGGCTGGTAATACCGATTACTACGGTTACTCAGGTGGCGGTGAATATCTGCGCAAGCTTCAAGGACAGCCCGGACGTGCGGTGTTTGACGAAATGCGGCGGTCAGACCCACAGGTCCAGGCGGTTCTAAAGGCGATTACTCTTCCGATTCGTCAAGCCGAGTTCTCGATCGAGTCGCCCGCCGACGATTCAAAGAATACCGAGATAGCCGAAATCATCCAGGAAAACTTGACCGAAGGAATGACGATTACTTGGGATGATACGCTGCGGCATACGCTGCTGATGCTTCCCTTCGGATTCAGCATCCTGGAGAAGTGTTGGGAAGCACGAGACGGATTGTTCAAGCTTCGCAAGCTCGACCCACGATTGCCAACGTCTATTGAGCAGTGGAAATACGACAAGGCCAAGCGGCGTCTTATCGGGCCGGTCCAGGTAGACACAGATGGCGAAAAATACGAGCTGCCTATCGAAAAACTTCTCGTGTTTACCTCCGAACGCGAAGGGGATAACTGGGAAGGAACGGCGATATTGCGGCCTGCTTATAAACCGTGGTTCCTGAAGGGCAATTTTGAAAAGATCAATGCAATCAAGCACGAACGGCACGGCGTAGGAATCCCGAAAGCGCACATGCCGGACGGTATCGCTGAAGGCTCTGAGCAATGGAATGAGACAGAGAACATGCTCGAATCTCTCCAGGCTCACGAGAAAGCCTACATCATGGAACCGGAGGGATGGGACATCGGCATCTGGGGAGGAGGACAAGGGGAGAAAGGAACCGACGCGCTGCCCTCGATCAAGTACTACGACGAGATGATCGCAAAGGCGATGCTTGCGATGTTTATCAACCTTGGGACTACGGATACCGGGAGTCGCGCACTTGGGATTTCCTTCATCGAAGTATTCTTGATGTCCTTGCAGACCTACGCTGATTACATCGCCGAGGTATTCACTCGTTTTTGCATCAAAGAATACGTTGATTTCAATTGGAGCGTGAAAGAATACCCCAAAATGAAAGCATCGCAGATCAACAAGCTTGACCCGAAAGTGCTTGCCACGCTTGCCAATGCTGGCCTAATCAAGGGCGACTTCGATACGGAGAATGCAATCCGGACTGAGCTGCGCCTGCCTGAGAAGCAGGAGGAAGAAGAGCCTACACAGCCCCCGGTTCCCCCGAAGCCACAGCAGGCTCCACCTGACGCGGAGATCCCCGAGGAGGAAGAGGAGCAACAGCAGGCAGAGCACAAACACGGCCTACAATTCGCGGACCGGGAGCTCACGAAAGAGGAGTTGCTTGTAAACCTCCCGAACATCGAAATGATGTTGAACGCGGCCACCGAATCCTTGAAGGCCGAGATTATCAGCATGAGAGACCTGCAGGCCGAGGACATCATACGGCAGCTTGTAGGAGGAAGGCGCATTCATCAATTGCGGATCATCTTAAAAAAGGAGATGCATGATTTACTTCTCAAAGCATACAAGGTGCAGATCAGGCAAGGAGTTCAAGAGGTCACAGAGGAATTGAACAACCAGGCGCAAGGCAGGCGGTTTGATGAGAAAAAACCGTCATACGAAGGTCTTCTCGCCTACATGCAGGAAGATCTCGGAATAAAAGTCGAGGGGGCGGCTAATAAAATGTCTTCGATGCTTGCTACTTTCGCTGTAGAGATGAAACGCAAGGGCATCCCCACGTCAGAACTTGAAACAGAATTCCACAGACGCTACCGGGAGCGTGTATCGGATGCTACATGGACCAAAATCACAGCGATGGTAATTACCCGTGGCTGGGGCGATGGTCGGGCAATTAAGATTGCGTCCGAGTCAAAAGATATCGAGTATTGCTATTACTCGGCAATTCTGGACGGGAGAGCTTGCGAGTTTTGCACGGCAAAAGACGGACATACCCATCCTGCTGACGATGCCAACTATGCAACGCCTAATCCCGATTGTTTGGGCGAGTGCCGTTGTATCACGATTGCAGTTTTGAAAGCAGAACGGGAGGTCGCGTGAGCCGGCAGCGGACCTATTACCACACCGTAGACTGGGGAGGTAGAAAGCTCGTGCCGATCCAGTACATCGCCGATGTTCAAGGCCAAACAACGAGTCTGATAACACTTATCGACCGGAAGGAAGCGATAAAGCTTCATCGTGCCGGCACCGTGGAAATAATGAGTCCTGACGGTTGGTACAATATCCAGGCGTCAAAGGGCAGCGGCTTGAACGTGGACCCCGCGTTCTTGAGGACAGGAGGCTAAAATGCCGTGGATAGTTGATGATGTTGACCGATTCAATAAGGGACTTGACCCGGAGCAGAAAAAGAAGTGGGTCGCGGTTGCGAATGGAGCCCTTGCTTCCTGCCTGGAAAAGGGCGGAAAGCAGGAGGAGTGCGAGGCAAGCGCTGTGAGGATCGCCAACGCCAAATTCAGCGAATACGAGCGGGAGATGTCTCTGGTTCTGCAAGAGGCATTTATTACCGACGAGTACCAGATGATCCTGCCTATCGGGACGTTTTACTCCTCGAAGTACGGCAAAATCGAGATATCCCGTTCGTTCTGCGAGCAGATGGAGGATCACTGGAGGGACAAAGTACTCGGCAATCGAGAAACCTTTATTGACACCGAACATGACCGTGGAGCGGCAAACGGCTGGATTCATGACTTGCAGGTTCGAGACGATGGGCTGTATGCACAGATTAAATGGACCGAAAAAGGGCGAAAGCTCGTAGAGGACGGGCTGTATAAGTTTTTTTCCGCAGATATCGCGGAAGCAGTCCATATCAAATCCGGGATAAAGGTATTTCCGGTGTTGGTAGCGGTTGCTTTAACGAATACCCCGGTCATGAACACAATGCCGGCGGCACATCTTGACGAGGGAAACGACCCCGCGCATAGCGACGGGGATAATAACAATTTGGAGGAGTCAGAAATGAAGACTCTGAAAGAAATCTTAGAAGCACTTTTCTCTCTGGGCGACGAAGAGAAAGGGAAGCTCACCGATGGTGAGAAAAAACAAGTCGCGGAATATTTTGGATTCGCCGAGGTAGAGTCAAAGAACATCGAGCTCAGCGATCAGGTCTCAGACCTGCAGCAAAAGGTTGAACTGCAAGACGAAAAAATCGATCTGCTACTCAATGAAAACAAGGAGAAGTCCAAGGAGCTGTCCGAGGTCAAGAAAGAGAAGCAGGACGCCGAGAAAACGGACGTCATAGAGAAAGCATTGTCCGAGGGCAAGATTACCCCGAAAAACCGGGCTGACTGGGAGGAGCTTTACGACAAAGACCCCGAAGGGGCCAAAAAGCTGTTGGAAGCTCAAGATCCGGTTATCGACCTGTCCGAAAGAGGAACAGGCGATAAGGGGCAGGAAGTTCAATTCACCGCCGAGGAGAAAGAGACTTTCGACAAAATGGGCATCTCCGATGAAACCGTAAAAGAATACGGAGGTAAAATCTAATGGCACTTTCAGCTGCTACAAAACGAACGTATGTTGGTCATGCTGATTTTCTCGAACGCTCTAGCGCCGGCAATGATACGTACTATGAGGGCGCGATGCTTGCGATAGATACCGACGGGTACGCTGCTGTCCCGTCTGATACGGCTGCCGTACCACCGTGCGGTGTTTATTCCGGGCGGGAAGGACAGGCTTTTGCCGTCGCAAACGGAGAGCATGACAAATTATCAATGCGGATTGGAAAGGAATGGATAGCGCATACTGGCGCTGAGCAAAGCGATGAGGGCGAGCTTTTCTACCTTTCCGATGATAACACGCTCACCCAGACCGCAGGATCGAAAACATGGGCGCTCTTGTGTGTCGGTTTCAAAACCGGCTACTTGCTTATTGATTTCGCTAATCCGGTCTACTTGGGATAAGGAGGTAAGGCAACATGAGTATTGCAATAGCTCTTGAAAAAGGTCTCAAGATGGAATTCGCCCGGGCCTACAACGCAATGTTGAAAAGCCCGGAAGCCGACCAGATCAAACAGGTGGCAACGGTAATTCCGTCTGACAGTGACCAAGAAAAATACGGCTGGCTTGGCGATATCCCGACAGTCAGAGAATGGATTGGTCCGAAGCATGTCGCGGATCTTGCTGAGTATGACTACACGATCAAAAACAAGAACTGGGAAACAGCCATCGGCATCGACCGGAACGACGTGAACGACGACAAGTACGCTATGATCATGGAACGTGTTCGGGCCATGCCCGGGGCCGTGACCGATCATCGGTGGGAAATGATCGAGGATCTTTTCGCCAACGGCACAACCGGGCTTTCTTACGACGCCGAGGCGTTCTTTGCAAACCGCACCTCTCCGAATGACAACCTGCTTGCAGGAAACGGCGGGGATTCGAAAGCGCATATTCAGACCGATATTCTAGCGATGTTTGCCGCGATGTACAATTTCACCTCGAATACTGGCCGACAGCTCCGAATTCGACTTGATACGATTGTGTGTCCAGTCGAGATATACGGGCTCGTAATGGAAGCCGTGACAGCGGTTCAAGGCCAAACAACGGCGAATGTCCCGGCTACGATCATCAAGAATGTCATACCGCTGCCCGGGCAGGCGGACACAACCGATTGGTATGGTATTTGTACAACCAAATCCTTGAAGCCATTCATCCTGCAAGGCCGGGAAAATCCCGCACCTGTGTTTGACGACACGCACGTAAAAATGGATCGACAGTACGTCTTTAGTGCTGAAGGCCGAAGCAACGCGGGGTATGGTTTTCATCAACTTGCAGCGAAGATGGTCAACACCGGTTAAGAGAGCCGGTAAAAGTGAGTAATCGGGCTGGGGATATATCCCCAGCCTTTTGATTGCGAGGTAAATATGGCAGTCATTCATAATAACAATGTATTTTTACACGTTCCCAAAACCGGCGGGAAGGCTACTATCCATTGCCGAAGTCATATCTGCGAAAGGCAAATAAGCGCTTTTCTGAATTCATGCCATGGATAGAGTCTATCGGCTTCATCGAGCCTTCACCCTATCCGTACGTGCCGGATCAAGGGATATGCAGATACTACCGCGTCAACAGGAGAGAGAGTTATCCCCAGGGAGGGAGAAGTGCGGTTACATATTAAACAACAGACTCTTGGGGGTGTGCGAAGCAATGAGGCTGGCATCGTGAAAGAAGTCCTGATACTTGGCAACGGAGCGTCGCGAATATTCTATCGTGATTTCATCAACAAATGGGAAGGCGAAATGTGGGCCTGCAACCGTGCCTATCGGGATTTCGGCCAGGATCTCACGCGCTTAACCGGGCATCAAAAGGTCCTGGCGGAAGCTGAGAAGTTTCGAGATGTAAACGGCTGGAAGTATGAGATATGGGGCGGTCACCATGGGGCTATATTAAGTGAGAATTGGCATAGATTCAGCGCACCCGTGGAATTGTTAAAGGATAGCGGCTCTACCCTCGTGGCCCAAGCGCTTGAAGAGAAATACGACAAGATTCTCGTGTGTGGCTTCGATTTCGGCGGATTCGACCTTTATTCGCCTATAGAAAAACAAAACAAGGTCAACTGGGTACAGCGCTGGAGAAATATTGCCCTGCGTTATGGCCTGGATTCCGTTATTTTCATCGGTTACGATCACAAGCCCTATCTCTTGAGCGGTGAATCAAAACGGAAATACTTTCGGCAATATCATTCGGGGTATCCCCATATTCCGGATGAAGCATTTCAAGCATTACACGCGCAAATTACCGGGGTGAAATATAATCCCCCGGATGAACAGAGGAGAGAAGACATGAGCAGAATGATTGATGTTGTAATCGGCGGCAACTACCATACGCAATTAAACGCGGTAATCGCCGAACGGATGATTGCAAAAGGTGGGGCCGTTACGCTGGAGGCTTATAATCGACGAATGGAGGAAGAGGCCCAGCGCCGAGAAGCGGAAAAAGAGAAAGCCGAAGAGAGCAAGGAGTCTGCAGATAAACCGGTACCAGAAGGCGAACAGGAACCTGAGATCACCGCGACTACAAAACCTGATGGGAGAATGGCGAAAGCCACCTTGCAGCAGATCGCTCGATTGCGGGGCTGTGACGGTGAACAGCTCGAAGGCCTAACTAAGGGCGAGCTCCTTGAATTGTTGAAGTAGGATGTGAAGCATGGCATACGCCCTATATTCGGATGTGCAAGAAAAAATACATCATCTCATAATAAACGCAACAAGCAATCCGACCACAACGGAAGTCACTGAATACATCGCACAGAAAGAAGCCGAGATGGACGCTCGTTTTAAGGCTGCTGGCGTGACAGTTGTACCCATTACCGGTTCGGATTTGCTGATAGTTGTCAAGCAGATCATTATCAATGGTGTACTCGCCGAAATCTATCGATCCCTGGAAACAGAAGGCGAAACAAGCGATCGATATCAAAAGCTCTACGAGGATGCGATGAAAAACATCGAGAAACATCCGAACATCCTGGAGGTCAGCCAGGTCGTTGTCTCTCCCGGCTACAATCAGGATTGCTATGACGCCAAACGGGTTTTCAAGAAGGATGAGCGGACATGGTAGTCATCTCCATCGAAACCATCGGGCACGAGCGCTTCATTCGGGGCTTTAACCGATACGTGCAAAAAATCAAGGATTTCCGCAAAGTTTTCCGAATGATCGCCGAGGATTTTTGGGACATGGAGCAGGAGATATTTGACGCCGAAGGAAAGCCAGAAGTATTTCCGCCGCTAAGTAAGAATTATAAGCGATGGAAGGACACACACTACCCGGGCCGCAAGATCATGCAGTTGAAATACCGGCTAATCAAAAGCCTAACGGCAAAGGATCAAGGGAAATCTCAAGATTCTGTGCTTGATGTCCGAAAAAAATCAATGGAAATCGGAACACGTGTTCCATATGCAATAAAGCACCAAATGGGTCACGGGGATTTGCCGGTGAGAAAGATTGTGCAACTCACGGAACCCCGGAAAGTGAAATGGTCAAAGATGATCCACGAATGGGCTTATCGAGAGCTATACGAATCGGTAGGAGGCTATCGTGCCTGATTTAGCAGTCGAAGACGTGCTTGACGGGATTAAGACCTATCTATCAAGCAATCTCGAATCGACACTTACAACGATAGAATCTGCTCGATCATGCACGGTGACCCGCTGGAAAGCGCTTGAGCGCAAGATCATTTTATCCCGGCAGTTTCCCTGCATCGAGGTATTGCCAGGCCCGGGAGATTACGATTACGGGGAAGCCGGCGACATGTACCACACCGGACCGATGGATATGGACATTGTGGTCCGAATACGCCATGCGCTTCTTGATGCCGGCGCAATGCTTGAAGATCTCATGCGATATCAGGAAGCGCTGCAAACGCTTGCCAGGGGATCTATGGACTGGGGCATGGGCGTAAGGGTCGCGGTCCAGATAGCGGAATTTGATTTCGATGAGTTCATCGAAAATGCAAAAGAAAGACAAATCGGGCTTATGTTCATCCAAGCCTTTAACGTAGTAGCACAGCCCGGATCATCATAAACTTTAGACGGGAGGCAGAACAATGTCTAAAAGCGTACAAAATGTAAAAGTGACGATTGGCGGACCGGAAAGTTCACCGGGTGATGCGGAAACCAGGGATACGGTTATCCCGATCAGTGGAATGCCGACTTTACGAAAGCTTCCGGAGTTTATCAAAGATCCTGTAATCCGTGGTCAAAACATGGCGGCTGAAAATATTTTGGTAGCGTACAACGTAGCTGGTTCTATTCCCATGTCTCCGCGTGCTTGTGCTGGATTCGGGAAGCCACTCAATTCTCTGCTCGGAGACACCAATATAACTAATTACACGCGCCCGCAGATCGCGGCACTGCTCCGGATCAGATATACCGGTTCTGAGGCATCTTGTAAGATGTCCGCTGATAC